GTCATCTGCCATATCTTCAAAACCTTGGCCATTCAAACGCACAGGTGTTCCAGTGAAAAATAACTTCAAAGCATTCGGGAACGCCTCTAAAATCTTTTTATAGCTGTTTGCTTTAATATGATGCGCTTCATCAACCAAGATGATTTCTGGCTCTGGAAGTTTATCTATCTTTCTAACCAATGATTGCACACTGCCAATCGTAACAAGGTCCATATTTACGTTGTTCGCTACAAACGTTCGAACAACTTGATCGTTAATTTCCTTGCGGTGACTGAAGAATAAAACATGATTTTTCTTATCCGTCGCACCTTTGGCAATATCTGACATGACAACTGTTTTTCCCGAACGCGGGGGACTTTGAACAATAATTGAGCGATTCCCTTTACGAATAGACTGCTTGAGTTTTTCAACCAGTTCTTCTTGGTAGTCACGTAGGATCATCATCCGTCCCTTTCTCAAACTTGAATAAATCTTCGATTTTACAAGCGGTTCGGCTATCTAACCTGTTTTTTGCATAAGTTCCTTCGCTACCTTCAAGAATTAAACCGCGAGAACCTGTCTTAGCATTTACTACTATTCGCCCCACCATATCTGTAAGTCCTAATAATTGGTTCAATACTGATGTTCTAATTTGAGGAACATACTGGGTAATAATTTGTCCTGTTTCCAAATTCAACTCGTGTGTATCTTCCCAAGCTGTAATATAAATATTGATAGGTTTACTATAAATTGCAGTGAGCAATCTAAGGAAATAGTTGGTCCACTGTGAATAATGTTGAAGTTCATTACTGATACCGTTCTTAGACTTTCTCCCTTGCTCAATAAACCAATCGGACTGTAAGCTAGAGATATTATCAATTACGAGATTGTCATAATGATCTAAAACATCATCTATTTCCTTCAAGAAATTATTGATATCTGTGGAGGGTCGTTCCCTATCAAAAGAAATTTCACCAGCATCGTCAATGGTTCTCACATCAATGTTGGGGATCCCTCCTAAGACTTTATGGGAATTATCCATAGATAACACGATTGTGTTGCCCTCAAGATATTTAATCTGAGAAGTTTTCCCAAGACCGGCTTTACCATATATTAAGATCCGCCAATTTTTTGTGCGGCTAATGTCAGTTGCTTTAGTTATTTTCATATCTAAAACCTCAAACTTTCTGATTGTCCCAACTCAACACCTTCAATAACTGCTCCATTCTTCAAATCTTCAAGCATTTGTTTCTTATCCAGCTTTGGCGGTTGAGGAATAAAGTAGTTATCATAGAATTCGTTTTTCATGAATTGCTCTTCATTGTCAAATGTTAAGGACTTAGTATTCTTTTGGATGCGAATATTGAACGGTGCACTTTGAATCTTTCTTAATCCAACTGCATACATGCTATTTTGTAGGTAGTCTTTTAGACCTTGTTTCTTTTTAACTACTGCTTTTTTCTTATCTTGAAGTCGTTTGATTTCAGCAGTCAAGGCCGCTTCATCGGCTTCAAGGTTTTTCACAACGTAGCCAATATTTACGGCTTTGTCTTTAATTTCTCCTTCGATACTCTCTAAAGTATCTGCCCACGTTTCGGCATCCAAGTCTTCCATATCATAGACTTGTTGCCAATCAGTGGTTAAATCGTATAAACTCATGTATACCTACTTTCTTTTTGATATAATTTCCTTATGAAAAATAAAGAATTAAAGAATGAATTAGCAAAATTAATTGATGAGATTGATGATTGGGAAGCGGAAATGGAAATTCAAGGAATGCAATTTATTCCAGCTTTCATATATTTAAATATTTCAATCGAAACTTTAAAGCAACTTCGTGCAAAAGGGTTGGTTACTTACACCGTAAATTATCAACAATTTGGCGGAGAGGTTGATACAGTTTCTATCACTCCCAAGGGCTACACTTACATTGAGGATGAAAAATCAGAGCGAAATAAGTGGTTAATTCGAACTGTTATCGTTGGTGCTATCACCTCAATCATCGTTTCAGGTTTTACAACTTTAGTAGTCCAATGGTTAACACAGCGATAATTATTCCAATGATTATTGAAGTTTCCATGATTACTAAAAAATTTAACCATTGAATTTCTTCTTCAAGTTTTGATTTTTTGAAATAAAGCGCTGAATTTCTATTTTTTAAATGTTCATTAGCAATTTGTAAATATTTAATTTGCTTAACTTCTTTATTCATTCTTTTCTCCCTTTTCATAGGACACATAATCGGTGCAATAATTTCCAATATGATGCAGAAGTAAGTGAAACTAACTCTTTCTGACACTTCTCTACTTCTTGCAATGCTGCTTTCTTTGAAATTAACTCAACATTATCAAGCCATTCTTTTTCCAAGTAATACTTTTTATTATTTGAATTTAAAATGTCATGAACAAATTGAAAATGCTCCATTCTTTTTTTTAGGTATTTTATTTTTCGTTTTTTCTTTTTCAAATAGTTACCCTCTTGTGCTATACTATGGGTAGAAATATCATGCAATAATTTCTACTCGCTCACTCTGCAAAGTGAGCTTTTTTATTTTTCTCTGAACTCGTTGATATCAACTTCCAGAGCATCTGCTATTTTGCATACCGTTTCAAATAATGGTTTTTTTACTTTTCCACTCTTAATATGAGCCAAAGTAGCCTTATTTATTCCCGATAATTTTGCAAGACGATATGTTGACATATTTTTTTCTTTTAGTAATTGTTCAATTTTATTCCACATACTATATATTGTGTCCTTTCGTTTATTTTTTGATAAATAGATACTATATCTAGTTGAATGCATTAACCTAAGATGTTATAATATTTATATGAATGGCAAGCCGTGGTTGGTAAGTTTATTCAAATAATATTAAAGGCGGTACCTATGGAATACCAAATCACACATGTTCGTGTATCAGACAACAACTCAACTTCTAGCGAGAAAATAACTCATGTTAGAATAAGTGGTGGCTACCCAGATTACACTGTAAACGAAATTATTAAATTCATGAACAATAACCATACTTTCTTTTATACGGATTACTTCACTTTGATGCAAAAGGCTTTTATTGAAGTAGTACGGCCTTCTTCAGGAACACCATATATTCGTACTAAAGCAAACACCACTATCAAAGATAATCTGCTAAGCCTCCCAAGGTTTTAAGGACACTCCCATTACTTATGTGATGGGTTTTCTTTTTTAAGCTTTGGACTATTTTCTGCCGTTGGTTCATCAACTTCATACACAAAAGTTATGACTTGATTAACTTTTCCTTTATTTTTACTTGGTTCATTGCTCAGTGCATATTCAACTGGAGTAACTTCTCCACTCAATGTATGTGCTAAAATTTCTACAAGTTTTTCTTCAAATGATTTTGATTTCATATTTTTCCCTCTCCTCCTAGTTGCTGCTAGGGGCTTTTTATTTTGTCATGACTTGCCGATTCAAATCATTGATAACAAGTTGATTCTCCTCATTCTTACGGTCAAAAAATTTATGGAGTTCTTCTGCATACGTTTGCCAGTCTTCCCAACCTTTACGAAGATATTCAACTTCTTTCCTTAAAAACTCATTTTCTTTTTCAAGCTCTTTTTCTCTAGCTGATTTTATTCCGAACATTTTTGTTCCTTCCTAGCGAATAACTGCCTTTAATTTTTTTATCTCCTGTCTATACTCAGGGGTATGTACATATTGCATAAATTCTTCTAACTCTCTAAAACGGATTCGGCTACCTCCCATGAATATGCCAGAGCGAAACTGCGGGAACATAGCCATTTCTTTTTTTCGTCTGTAAACTGTGGGAGTGGAAATACAAAACTCATTCGCAATATCTTTTGTAGTTAGATAATCATCTGGTTTGTATGACATTTTTCATCCTTTCTATTTTTTATTGATTGGATACAATTCCATTAATTTTGAAAGCATTTCAACCGCTTTTGGGCCTCCATCTGTTTTGTTCAAAGCATTTCTGAGCTGTTGCTCGCTAACTCCATCTAATGCGAACGCTAAAGTTTTTACTGAAATACCGGATTCTTCACGGTATTTATTAACTGCTGTTCGCATTTTTTCTAATGCAATTTCTGTCATGTTCTTCTCCTTTTCAAAGTATTTATAAAGTTTTTATACTTTATCGTTGACATAAGGTATAAATTTTCGTACAATAAAAGCATAGTTAAAGAGCCTATTAAACACTTTATAAAACTTGCTTGGCGGCGTTGTTCATTTGGTATTTATTTAGGTTTTCTTTAAATTTTTGTTGAACTTACTTTACACAGATAATTATATTAAATTTAATACCTTGTGTCAAGTTTAAAGTATTTTTTTTCATACTTTTTTGTTCTTTTATTTTATGGAGGCTTGATATGACTGTATTTGAACGGATAGATACACTTGCGAAAAAACGAAAAAAATCAGTAAAAACTGTAGCACTTGATATTGGACTAAGCGAAAATGCAATATACGCATGGCGAAAGACTAAACCAAAAGCTGAAGATTTAGCAAAAGTCGCAGACTACTTTCACGTTTCAGTTGATTACCTATTGGGTCGTGAAGAACTCACTGTAATTAAAGAGCCCGTGGACCTTGCTGATGTTGTTGACGAAAGCAAAGTTGATTGGGACGAGTGGGTTTCTTTTGATGGTAAACCACTGACTGATGAAGTGAAATCTGCATTGAAACTTATTTTGGGTAAACGTCTTGAAGACTAATCGGGGGCTCTATGAACGAACAGGAACTAATAGAGCGTATAATCCTTGAAATAGAAAAATATGGAATTGAAGTTATCGGGGACAACTCTTTTCCTTTAGACGCTGTAACAAATAATAGAAAAAAGATAACTATTTTTAACCCTACAACTGTTAAGGCATTCAAACTCTGTCATGAATTGATGCATATAAAGAACAATGACAATCATCGCCTTGGAGAATGTGACACCACCAGCTCGCAGGAGAAGAGGACAAATAAAGAAGCCATTATCTATTTATGGAGCTTATTCGAGTCTGAGGGAGGGAACTTTAACTACTTCTCTCTATTTATTGATATAACAGGATGTCCATATGACTATACGTATTCACTAGTAAATGCAATTTACAAAGAACAATTTGCTGTTTAAAATTTCTTCAGTGATTATTTGATAGTTTAACTAAATATTTATATACTATAGATAAAGTACGTGCACTAATCACAATAAACTGGCAAGGAGAATTTTTATGGGAAATCTTAAGCAATGCGGTATTTGCGATAAAAAAATCGGTGTTTTGACAAGCAAATATATTATTAATAATAAAACAGAGTGTGTTTGTGCTGATTGTTTTAAATCTCATGTCTTAAATAATAGATCAGTTTTGTTAACACCTAAAACTCTGAATTCGATTAGCATAGATATTATATTAAATAACCCTCAAAGCATCGGAAAAGATAAGCCAGTATTTGTTGCTCCAAAACCAAAAGCATACTCTGATTCAGCTTTTGGTTTTAAATTAACTGACACTTCTATTAAAAAAGGGCGTGAAAAAAAATCACTTAATGGAGTTATTGCAAGAGTTGAGTCTGGATCAGAACTCCAGTCAAGAGTAACAGCGACTCGTCTCCTTGCCTTTGGCGTCTTTGCTTTTGCTGCTAAAAAGAAAAAAGGGGGAGAAAAGTATCTTACTATTGAAGGTCCAGATTTTGTATGGACTGCAGAGGTTAAAAGAGACAAAAAAGATATTAATAAAGCAATGACCTTTGTTTCTCAAATAAATAGTAATGCAAAGCTTGTCACTTCTCAAAGCGTTAACAATAATGAACCTATAGCAGATAATAGTTTAAGTGCAGCTGATGAGTTGAAGAAATTTAAAGAGCTTCTTGATTTAGGTGCAATAACTCAAGAAGAATTCGATACACAAAAAGCAAAAATATTAGGATAAATAAAAAAGCCGCCCAAGTTTGGCGACGAGGGGCGACTTTATATGAAATAAGTATAGAAACAACACGATTAACGTGAAGTTTTCTTGTACTCTATTTTACAGGAAAAAGGAGTAGAAATCAAATGTGGATAGAAGAATTAGAAAACGGCAAATTCAAGTACTGTGAACGCTATACTGACGCTCAAGGTAAAACTCGCAAAGTTACAGTAACTCTTGAAAAAAACAGCCCTAGAGCCCAAAATGAAGCTTCTCGACTCCTTTACAATAAGATTGAATCGAAGAAAGAAAAACAAGCTCAAGAAAATGATATTCCTTCAATTACATTTTGGAAAATACAAGACCAGTTTCTGGAGATGGCAGAAGAAACGGTCAAGGCAAGGACAAATGCTTCTCGGGAGTCAGCCAAGAATAAAATCAGAGAATATGTAACTGAAGATACTCTACTGAGTGAAATTTCTTCTACATTTATTATCGATATCTTGGAAAAACTCTATTATAAAGAAAATTACTCATTTCCGTATATCTCCAGTATAAAATCAAATTTTAACTTAGTCCTAGAATATGCTGTTGCTAAAGGATACATACAATCTAACCCGATACAAAAAGTAAAAATAAAACGTAAAATAGAAACACTTGAACAGCGAGAAGCAAGAAAAAATAAATACCTGGAACAAGAAGAACTCAAAGATGTCATTCGTCAAATGAAAGTCATCAATAAAACCACAGCGCTTATTATAGAGTTTATGTCTCAAACTGGATTGAGATATGGAGAATGTGTTGCTATCCAACCTAAGAATATTCAAGGCAATATTTTGCACATTAATGGTTCATGGGATCCTGTAAGTCGTACAAAGACAACCACTAAAAATATATATTCCGATAGAAAAATAGCTCTCACAAAAAGATGCCTTGAAATCATCAATGAACAAACAGAAATAAATAAAAAGTATTCTAAAAAAATTAACAAACAGTATATCTTTATTAATCGCAACGGAATGCCAGAGCCTTTTTCAACCACTATCGAAAGACTCCGAAAGTTAGACACTGACAAGAAAGTTACTACCCACATATTCAGACATACACATATTGCCCTTTTAACTGAGTTGGGTATTCCTCTTAAAGCAATCATGGAACGAGTGGGACACAACAACCCCAATACAACCCTTGCCATTTATTCACATGTCACTGAAAAAATGAGTAAAAACATTGTTGAAAAACTAGAAAAAATAGACCTCCAATGA